TGAGACCGTAGGCACCCAACAACTCTTGAATGCCGCTGAGCACTTCAGTTGCTCCTTCGCCACTGTCAAGAAGCGTCTTAAGGACTACAAAGCAGGCATTGGCAAGTGGAATCTTTCAGTGCAAGAAGTCCGTCAGCAACTTGAGACTGTAGTGAAGCAGACTGAATCTCTTATCCCTTCTAAAGATGCAAACTATGTGCCTTTCGGCAATGCTGCTGACCTCAAGAAGATCATCAAGTCTAAGATCTTCTACCCTACATTCATCACTGGTCTCTCTGGTAACGGTAAGACCCTTGGTGTAGAGCAAGCATGTGCTCAACTCGGACGTGAGTTGGTGCGTGTAAACATTACTGTTGAGACTGATGAAGATGATCTTATTGGCGGTTTCCGTCTCGTTGATGGTAATACTGTTTGGCACAACGGACCTGTTATTGAAGCACTTGAGCGTGGAGCAGTGCTCCTACTGGACGAGATCGACCTCGCATCCAACAAAATCCTCTGCCTGCAATCCATCCTAGAAGGTAAAGGTGTTTTCCTTAAGAAGATCGGTCGTCAGGTTACTCCTGCTGCAGGTTTCAACGTCTTCGCTACTGCTAATACTAAAGGTAAGGGCAGTGATGACGGTCGTTTTATCGGCACCAACGTGCTCAACGAAGCATTCCTTGAGCGTTTCCCTGTGACTTTTGAGCAAGAGTATCCTGCTCCTTCTCTTGAGACTAAGATGCTCAACAACTACTGTGCTGAGTTGCAGTGCTGTGATGATGACTACATCAAGAATCTTGTTTCATGGGCAGACATCATCCGTAAGACTTTCAAGGATGGTGGTGTTGATGAAGTGATCTCCACTCGTCGTCTTGTCCACATCATCCGTGCTTACAGCATCTTCTCTGACCGTGTGAAGGCAATCAAGGTGTGCCTCAACCGTTTCGATGACGAGACTAAGCAATCATTCATCGAGTTGTATGATAAGATTGATGCTGATGTTGACGTATCCGTTGACAATCCTCTCAATCTCTGATATTCTGTATAGATAATCTCTATTTAATTATGGCAAACAAGTATAACGAAGAAGAGATCATCAAAGAGTTGCAAGATTACATTGGAGATACCTACAGGGCACACTACTCAAGTGGTCCTGAAGGTATCCAAACTCTTGATCTCATCAATGCTTGTGGTGACGCTGAGGCATTCTGTAGGAGTAACATCCTAAAGTATGCCTCTCGCTATGACAAGAAGGGCACCGCTAGACGTGATCTACTAAAGGTGCTACACTATGCTGTGTTGCTGATTCACTTCAGTGACCAATCCAAACAAATCGAAACTTACCCCCAGTAATTATGCAACCTGAAGCAAGACAAACTGTTAAATTGAGCAAGCAAACCATTGAGGTGCTTCGCAACTTCAGTGCAATCAACAAGTCTATTCTTATTGAAACTGGTAAGTTTGTAGAAACGATGTCAGTCAATAAAAATATTATCGCTGCCTCACAGATCCGTGAAGGTATCCCTGAGCAGATGGCAATCTATGATCTGCCTCTCTTCCTCGGTGCTCTGTCCCTCTTCAAAAGTCCCACTCTCTTCTTCCCTGATAGTAAGAAGGTTGTGATCTATGATGAAGATACCAAGGGTAAGACCACTTTCTACTACAGTGACCCTGAGATCATCGGTAAGGTCCCTGAGTTTAATCCTGATCTTCCTGACCCCGAGTTGTTTTTCGACCTGCCACAGCAGGATCTGGAGCAACTGATGCAGGCATCTAAAGTCTATGGTGTGGAAGACCTTTGCATCTATGGATATCAAGGTGAATACAGTATCTGTGTGAAGGACAAGAAGAATGATACTTCTAATGTCTTCTCATTGCCACTGAAGAAACCTACCTTCCACGAGCCTGGCAAGATGACACCTGAGCGTCTCAACTTCTGTTATTGTTTCAAGGTTGAGAATTTGAAACTGCTTCCTGGCAGTTACCATGTGTGCATTTCTAAGCGCAATATTGCCAACTTTACCAGTCTCTCCAACTCTTCTCTTAATTATTTCATTGCGCTTGAGCCCTGATTATGAATGATAAATTGTTTCTTTGGGTAGAAAAGTATCGTCCCAAATCTATTGACGATTGCATTCTACCAGAGAGCACTAAGGAAATCTTCAAAGGTTTCCTAGATCAGGGTGAGATTCCCAATCTTCTACTCGCAGGGTCTGCTGGTGTTGGTAAAACTACCATCGCTAAGGCACTGTGTGCAGAGTTGGGTGCTGATTGTTTGGTTATCAATGGATCTGATGAAGGTCGTTTCCTCGATACCGTCCGTAACCAAGCAAAGGTGTATGCCTCCACAGTCTCGTTGACCTCTACTGCTAAGCATAAGGTCATCATCATTGATGAGGCAGACAATACCACACCTGATGTGCAGATGCTCCTTCGTGCTTGTATCGAAGAGTTTCAAAAGAATTGTAGATTCATCTTTACTTGTAACTACAAGAATAAGATTATCTCTCCTCTACACTCTCGTTGCTCCGTCGTTGACTTTACTCTTAAAGGTAAAGAAAAAGCAACAATGGCAGGAGCATTTTTTAATCGTGTAAAAACTATCCTAGATAGTGAAGGCGTGACCTATGAAGCAAAGGTCGTCGCTGAGGTAGTCCAGAAACACTTTCCCGATTTCCGTCGCACACTCAATGAGTTGCAGAGGTATGCTTCCTCTGGGAAGATTGATACAGGCATCCTTGGTGTCTCTAATGACATCAACATTACTAACCTCGTTAACTATATTCGTAACAAAGAATTTACCAACATGAAGAAGTGGGTAAGTCAGAATATGGATAACGAACCTGTCGCTATTATGAGAAAGATTTATGACAACCTCTACGCCCACGTCGATCCCAAGTCAATTCCTGAAGCAGTGCTGGTCATCTCTGAGTATCAGTATAAGTCTGCTTTCGTTGTTGATCAAGAGATCAACATGGTGGCATTCCTAACCGAGTTAATGATGAGGTGTGAAATGAAATGAAGTATAGGGTAAATCATTTATTTCCTGTAAGATTCTGGACCTTTGAGGCACCTGTGGAATTGACCACAGATACCTTGGAGAAGTTAAAGACTATTGAGTATCGTAGTTACAACGAACCCTACGGTGTAGGCACGAGTGATCAGTTGCATTCACGTCCAGAATTTCGTAACTTGCATGCATGGTTTCAGGAAGCTGTTGACCAAGTGCATAAAGATAATGGATGGCAGTGTGATCGTCTTGTAGTTAACAAGAGTTGGGCGAATCGTAGTGACGCTGGAAGCGGTCATCATCATTCTCCACACCGCCACCCTATGTCATACCTTAGCGGTATCTTTTACCTTACAGAGGGATCTCCTACAGTATTCTTAGACCCCGTAAGAGATCGTGAGTGGGGTCAGTTTCATCTTGATGGTGGACCTCTCTCAGAAAATCGTCAGTTTATTCATCCTGGCGCTGGGTCACTCGTCCTATTCCCCAGTTATATGGTGCATGGGAGTGTAGAGAATGAAAGTGATATAGATAGATTTACTATTGCTATTAACACATTTCCATCTGGTGTTATTAACACAGGTGCATATGATAGACCCATGGCAGAAGTTTCTGTTAATGGATGGGAAACCCTTACTGAATTAGATTCATGAATGTTAAATTGATGCGTATGAAATCAGGTGAAGACGTAGTTGCTGATCTGATTGAAGAGACTGATACTGATGTCACTCTCGCTAATCCCATTGTTGCCATCCCTAATGGGCAAGGCACTCTAGGGTTTGCTCCATGGGCACCTTTGCTCGCTGGTCGTGACACTCCAGTAACTGTGCCTAAAGATTATCTTGTCTATGGTCCCACTGATACTCAGGAGGGAGTAGTCGAGCAGTTTGGAAAGATGTTTAGTATTATTGAAACGCCTAGTAAGAAGAAACTCGTATTATGAAAAAGCAAGTGAAGTCGCCTTATTACTATTATTTTTGGGGTGCTGCAACTATTGCAGTAGTCCTAGGACAAATCTACGTTGGTAGTGGGTATCGTAAACTACACTACTCTCTTGAGGATTTGATCAACAAAGTTGATGGAGTCCTTCTCAGGGCAGAACCTGACAACTACAATGGTGTGATATGAGACAGAATTATCTACCGCTAAACTTCTTTCCTATTCAGTGTTATGAGTTTCGCTGTAGTAAACTTCTTCTTGACACTACTCTATCTCTTGTAGAAAAGCAGGAGTATAGATCTTTTAATGAACCTACGGGTGTGCTTACCACTGCTGATATTCAAGATCAAGAATCTTTCCACCCACTTATGTCGTGGTTTCAACAGTGTGTAGATACTATTCACGTTGATACAGGTCTTAACTGTGACCGATTGGTTATCAATAAGGCATGGGCAAACAAATCTGTAGCAGGGTCTGGTCATCACCACGATGCCCATAGACATCCTATGTCCTACTACAGTGG